ATATTACCATTCACGATATCTAGGGTTATGTTTATAGAGAACGCTACCTCTGGGTCTCAGTCAATTACCATTAAGCAAGGTTCTGGTGCTACCGTTACCATAGCCACAGGAAAGACCAAGATAGTTTACCTAGACGGTGCAGGTAGTGGGGCCGCTGTCGTTGATGCGTTAGCTCTATTGGAAAACTTCATAGCCACTGGCACAGCAGGTTCACTCACTCAACTAAATATTACAAGTCAGGGTGACCTTCGCTTGGAGGATTCGTCTGGTGGAGAGTACGCAGCGATACAAGCTGCTGGTACAACAACTACTTACACTATCACCCTACCCGCAGCAAAAGGCACAAGTGGGCAGGTGCTTACCCTATCAGACGGAAACGGTGCTACATCTTGGAGTGATGCAGGTACAACTTCAACTATAACTAATGGCGCAGTTACCGCAGATAAGTTAGCCACCGATGCAGTAACCACGGTCAAAATAACAGATTTAAACGTCACTACAGCGAAGATAGCTGACGATGCCGTGACTCTAGCTAAAATGGCTACTGGAACACCCGGAAATCTAATTAGTTACGATGGGTCAAACGATCCTGTGGCAGTTGGAACAGGCACTGCGGGACAGGTTTTGACCTCTGCCGGGTCAGGAAATCCACCTGCTTTTGCAACACTAGCAGCAACAACTGTGCCTTACAATGATTGGGCTATAAAAACAGGAACGTACACAGCTTCAAACAAAGATCAACTTATTGCAAATAGTGGTAGTGATTTTACTATTACACTTCCAACAGCTAGTGTTTCTGGAGGAAATCAAGGAAATACAGTAATCATATGTAATGCGGGAGCAGGAACTGTGACAGTTGGAAGAAACAGTTCAAACATTAACTCTGCGGCAGAAGATGGTACCCTAGCACAAGGTGCTTCTACCCAACTAGTTTATGTAGACGACACTATTGGCTGGTTCCAAATTTAGGAGAAGAGAATGGCAGTCTTAGGAACGCAAGTTATAAAATCAATACAACGTGGTAATGCCACTTTAAATCCCGGAGGTTCCACAACTGCAACAATTACTGCAGTGGATTTGGCTAAATCTTTTGTAAGTGTTAGTTCTGCAAACGGTTTTAAATCAGGTAAACCAAACAATACCTCACCTTCGTCAGATTCCGTTTCTTACGGTGCTGGGACTTCATTTGGAGGAAGTTTAACAGGGACTACAAGTTTATATTTAGTTTCTGGGACTGGCCCCGGAAGTAGTAGTGTTAATTCTGGCCCGGGCGTAGCTTATTGGGAGGTAATAGAGTATGTCTAAAATATATGCAAGTCTTAATAGCGACAACATATGTGAAGCAATCATTGAGTATCAAACGCCATTAGACAACCCTCCTTCGCATTACAAAGAGTTAGAATCGAAAGACCCTACCTTGATAGACAAGAAGTGGAACGGCTCATCTTGGGAAGAAGTTAGCTAATGGACGAGCTAGAAGCCCATGAAAGAGAGTGTGCAGTGAGATACAAGAACATTGAAGAACGCCTTGACCGTGGTTCATCACGTATGAACCGTATAGAGATGAGTGTCTATGCGTTGTATCCTTTTCTGGTGGGACTTCTCATAGCCAGTAAATTCTTGGGGTAGCCCCTCATGTTCGCTGAACTCGCAGCGATTACCAGTGCTTTATCTGCAATAAACAGCACCATAGCAACCTTTAAAGAGGGCAAAGCTAATGCTCAAGATGCTGCTGCGCTCTTAGGAAAGTTCGGGTCTACTGCTCAAAAGCTCGATGATTGGGAGAGAAAAAAGAAACTTAAACGTCCTCTAACCCCTAAAGAGGCAATGGATCTCAGCATAAAACGCAGAGAGATCAAAGCTGTAGAAAATAAAATTAAAGACCATCTAATGATGATGGGAATGTCAGATGTTTGGAGGGATGCAGAGCGTATACGAAAGCAGTCAGAACGAGATCACCAGCAGTATTTAAAAGATATTCACAAGAAACGCAAAGAACGACAACAAAGAATGAAGGATCGCTTTACTGTTCTTTTTATTGTTTGTTCTTTAGGGTTTATAGGTTGGTCAGGTTGGTACATATATGAAGCAATACAAGAGGCAAGGCTAGACTCAGCAAAACAAAGGTTAGAACAAGCCAAAGAAAGACAGCGTAACATTAGAAAGTGTGGCAGATATAAATGCTAATGGCATTTCTGTTAGTAGTTGTTGTAGAAGGAGAGAATGTATCGGATAATAGGATGCTGTTTAAAAACATATATCGGTGTAATATATTTGCAACCGCTATTGAACAAGGTAAATGGAGTCCAAACGATAGGACTTATTACAGGCAAAAGAATGTAACTGCTTACTGTGTGCCTAGAATGGTTGGTGAAAATACTAAATTGTTTGAATAGGAGATAGCATGAGCTTTTTAACTTCGCTGATTGCGCCAGTTGCTAATATTGCAACCGGAATCATAAAAAATAGAGGTGAAATTTCCAAAGCTAAACACGAAGCCAAGATGTCCCAAATCCAAAACGATGCTGATTGGGAATCTAAAATGGCTGATGCCTCTGCTAATTCGTGGAAAGACGAGTGGTTTACAATTTTACTTTCCATACCTTTATTGGCAGTCGGTGCTGGAGTTGTAATGGATGATCCTTTAATAATTGATAGGGTAAAATCAGGTTTTCAGGCTCTTGAGGAATTACCAGATTGGTATAGTTATCTTTTATTTTTAGCAGTCTCAGCCTCTTTTGGGGTTAAAGGCGTTGACAAACTTATGAACTTGAGAAAGAAATAATGAAAAAAGCAAAAAGTAAAATTAACAAAGTAATCAAAGGCTTAAACAAAGCATCTAAATTACATAAAGCTCAAGCTAAGTCTCTTAAATCAGTAGTGACTCCTAAGAAAAAGCCCAAGAAAAAATGAACAAAGAGTTAGAGTCGGGGAGTGAGTACGAGAAATACGATACAGACGGTGATGGCGTGGTAACGGATGCAGAACTTGCTACCACAGAAAGACTACAAGCACTTGAAATTGCTAATGAAAAAGCTGATGCACAGAAGAACATGTGTTGGTTTGCTTTGTTTGGTATGCTTCTATACCCCTCTGGCATTGTAATAACCTCTTTTCTTAATTTAGATCAAGCAGCTTCTATACTAGGAGATATAGCCTCCGTGTATTTTATATCCGTGTCTGGCTTGATTGCGGCTTTCTTTGGGTTTCAGAGTTTTAACAAAAAATGATTGAGTTAGCGGTAGGCATTATTATTGGGTATGTATTAGGAAAATATGTATGGCGGTAGATGTTAAAAAGCTGTATCAAGAAATATCTTCTGATGAAGGTAAAGTGCTTCATGTGTATAGGTGTACGGAAGGACATCCTACAGTAGGTATAGGGCATAAGGTTTTACACACTGATCCAGAAGCTAGTCTGCCAGTTAGAGATGGTTATGACGGCGCCCCACAAGAAGACAGCATTACGGAACATCGGTGTTATGAGTTATTTCAAGAAGATGTACATATTGCCATAGACGGGTGCCGAAAAATATATTCTAATTGGGAGGAGCTTCCTCAAGAAGCCCAGCATGTGCTGGTAAATATGTGCTTTCAGCTTGGTCAGGGAAACTTAACTAAATTCAAGCATATGAATAAAGCGGTAGAAGCACAGGCTTGGGGACAGGTAGCACTTGAGATGGTTGATTCGAGGTGGGCTATGGCTCAAACCCCTGCAAGGGCGCACAGACTAAAAATACGGATATTAGCATTAGCGGATACGTAAATGACAATACAGAAATTAGCTCTGGAACCCGGTGTCAACAGAGAGAAAACTAGTTACAGTAACGAAAACTCTTGGTTCGAGTGTGACAAAGTACGTTTTAGGCAAGGATATGCTGAACGTATAGGTGGTTGGACTCGGATATCAGCAGATAGCTTTCTTGGGGTATGTAGGTCGCTTTTCAACTGGATCTCTCTAGCAGGTGCAAACTACTTAGGGGTAGGCACTAACCTTAAATTTTATATAGGACAGGGTGGCGCATACTACGATGTCACTCCGTTACGTGCTACCACCGCTGCAGGAGACGTTACTTTTGCCGCAAGCAACGGGTCTTCTACTCTTACTGTGTCTGATACAGATCATGGCGCGGCAGCAGGTGACTTCGTGGAGTTTTCCGGGGCGGCTGCCTTGGGTGGAAGTGGGAATATTACGGCTGATGTACTTAATCAAGATTATGAGATAGTCACTGTAGTAGATGCAAATAGCTATACTGTTACCGCTAAAGATACATCAGGTAATACCGTGACGGCTAACTCAAGCGACTCTGGTAATGGTGGTGGGTCTACCGTAGGTAAGTACCAAATAACTCCGGGTTCTGCCACTGCTATACCGCTGGTAGGTTGGTCAGGTGGTTCGTGGGGTGGCGGTACATGGGGTAATGGTGAGTCGTCAAATACTCAGATAAGACTGTGGAGTCAGTCTGGGTTTGGTGAAGACCTTGTTTTTGCCCCTCGTGGTGGAGCTTTGTATTACTGGGATTCTTCTCAAGGCACAACATACAGAGCCGTGTTGGTATCTAGTTTAGCTGATGCGTCAAATGTACCTACCGTGGTCAATACCGTACTTGTATCAGATGTCAGTCGTTTTGTATTTTGTTTTGGTGCTAATCCACAGGGTTCCTCTACACAAGATCCCATGTTAATTCGATGGTCTGACCAAGAAAGTCTCGTTCAATGGACTCCTGCAGCCACTAACCAAGCGGGTAGCCTACGTCTATCAAAGGGCAGTTCTATAATTACTGCTCAACAAGCACGGCA